GTAGGCAAATAACAATAAGGACCAAGAATGGCCAATACAGTAATTCAACTAAAATTTTCTACAGTAACGGCGGCACCAACATCGTTGAATGTTGCCGAACCAGCGTATTCCTATACGAGTAATACCTTATTCATTGGTTCACCAACAGGTACAGGCTCTATTGCAATTGGTGGTAAGTTCTTTCTTGACCAACAGGGTCTAATTTTCAATCTTGCAAATGCGGCCTTCGCAGCTGCTAATAATGCAACCGACACCTATGTAAGAAATCATGCCAATGCAGCTTTTGATGCAGCAAATACGGCTGCTACATTACAGTCTGGTATCAATGCAACACAGAATACCAACATTACCAATGCACAGAATACTGGTGATGCCGCTTTCTCATCAGGTAATACTGCTGCTACATTACAGTCTGGTATTAATGCAACACAAAATAATAGTATTACAGCGGCTTTCTTAGCAGGTAATACAGCTGCAACATTGCAGGCTGGAATTAATGCTACACAAAATACTAATATTACAGATGTAACAAATACAGCTGCGGCGGCCTTTACAACTGCTAATAATGCGTTAGCAAAAACGGGTGGTACAATTTCTTCCGATTTGGTTATTGCTGGTAACTTGACAGTTAGTGGCTTAACAACATATGCTAATACAACCAATGTTCTACTTGGTGATAATATTATCACCCTCAACGCTGAAATACCAAGCTCATTAGCACCAACAGAAAATGCTGGTATTGAAGTTAATCGTGGATCTTCTGCTAATGTATCATTGGTGTGGAATGAAGCAAATGATAATTGGACAGCAACAAATGATGGTAGTTATTTTTATGTTCTTGCTGATGCAGCTGTTGATGTTACTCAAAACACCAACATCACAACGGTAACAAATACAGCTGATGCTGCTTTCTTAGCAGGTAATACTGCTGCTACATTGCAGTCAGCTATTAATCTAACACAAAATACTAATATTACCAATGCACAGAATACAGCTGATGCTGCTTTCTTATCAGGTAATACCGCAGCCACATTACAATCAGCAATTAATCTTACTCAGAACAACAGTATAACAGCTGCCTTTGCAGCTGCCAATGGTGCTGTTGATGTCAACCTCACTCAAAATACAAGTATCGCAGCTGTCTTTAGTCTTGCAAATGGTACAGCACTAATTGCTAATACTGATGTAACCAACATTTCAATCAGTTCTGATGATTTCGGTTCTGCTACTGGTGTTGCATCATTTAGAGTTGCCGCAAACGGTCGTATTGTTTCTGCAAACACAACAACAATTGCGCTTGATGCCTCTGCTATCACATCTGGTACATTAGCAGTTGCACGAGGTGGTACAGGAGTTGGTACACACACAGTAAATGGTGTCTTGTTAGGTCAAGGCACTAGTGCATTCCAAACAGCATCGTCTTCAACAGAAGGCCATATACTGACAATAAATAACTCAGGTGTTCCAGCGTTTTCACATTTACAGGGCGGAACATTCTAAATTTATTGTGAAAAGGAATTGTTATGAGTGTAGAGTTTTCGAATGCATATCAGGAGATTCTGCTTGAAAATCTGATGACGATAATCAAGCAGAACTTTATGTTCCAGACTCAGTTAAAATTGACTGAACAATCTGGTAATCAAAAAGCAGAGTTAGAGGCAAGATATAATGAAGTTGTTAACCAATGGAATTCGGTTCAAAGTCAATTAGAAGAAATTGAATCGTACAAACAAAGGGCAACTAACAACACTTCGGCTCATCAAGAAAAGACCAGAATACAAACTGCTCTGAATGATGAAATGAAAAAGGTTGCTGGGTTAAAAGTACAGTTGGAAGAAAAACAAGGAGAGATTTCTAAGTTGAATGAATACATCAGTAAACTAGAAGAAATTGCACCTATATCCAAGCTGAAGAAAATTAATCCAGATAAAGTATTTCCTTTAATACCTGCACCTATTGCTATAGAAGAACCCGCACCGATGAACCTTTTCAAAATAGAGGCAGATAACGGCAGTTCATTCTAATGGCTAATACAATAATTCAGTTAAAACATTCAACAGTAACAGGTAATGTACCTGCTTCGTTGGCCAATGGTGAAATCTCTATTAACAGTAGAGATGGGAAGTTGTTTTATTCCACACCACTTGGTGTTGTAACTGAATTCAATCCTTTTCTAGGTCCATCAGGCCTTGATACAGAACTCCAATTCAATGACGGCGGTTCGTTGGGTGGCTCAGAGAAACTCACATTCAATAAGACAACTGGTTTACTCACAGTTAATGGTACTGTTCGTGCCAATATTTTTAGTGATGATGGTGTTGACATATTTAATTTTGCCAACAACGCATTCAATACTGCAAATGCAAATTATACAAGTGCCGTTACAAAATTAAATGTAACAAATAGTGGTGCTTCAGGATATTTACTTGACCAATATTCAGGAAATAATCCAACAGTTTATGTTCGTGCTGGTGAAACAATTGCATTCAACCTTAATGTTTTAGGCCACCCATTTATGGTTCGGGTGTCACCGGGTGGAGCTAACTATGACACGGGTTTAACTCACGTAGCTACAGACGGAACAATAACTACTGGTTCCTCAGCTCAGGGAAAAATTGCTGGAACATTATATTGGAAAGTTCCTTACGATATCGTTGGTTCAACTTATGTATATCAATGTTCTATTCATTCTGGAATGGTTGGAAACATTGTCATTGACCAACCTACAGCAATTGCCTTCACACAAGCAAATACGGCAATTACTAATGCTCTAGCAGCCAGTAACTATGCCAATGGTGCCTTTGTTGCATCTAATGTTATACAAACTTATGTCACTAGCGCTAATGCTAATATAAGTTTATTGCAGACTTATGTTACTACAGCAAATGCCAATATAACCGCAGCTTTTGCCGCAGCTAATGCGGCTACCGCAACAGATACTACACAAAACAATTCTATTACGGCGGCTTTTAATAGTGCCAATGCAGCTTTCACTAAAGCAAACAACGCTCTTGCAAATACAAGTGGTGCCACATTTGGTGGAATTTTAAATGTTACAGGAACACTTAGAGCTCTAAGTCAAGGTGGTGATGAAGGTGGTGAATTATTTTTAGACAAAGCCGCAACCAATACAACCTTGGCAGCTGGTATAACAATTGATGTTTATCAAAATAAATTAAGAATTTTTGAAACTGGTGGTAGTGTTCGTGGCGTCTTTATTGACATGGCAAATAGTGCCGCAGCAGGAGTTGGCACAGACTTATTAAATCCTGCTTCAGCACCAGATACGGTAGCAAGAGCTACAGCCAGTGCGGCTTTTAATTCTGCTAACTTAATTCAGACTTATGTTACCAGTGCTAATGCAAACATAAGTTTATTACAAACATATGTAACAAGTGCAAATGCTAATATTAGTTTATTGCAGTCTTATGTTACTAGTGCCAATGCAAATATAATAGCAGCTTTTGCTGCAGCTAATGCGGCTACTGCAACAGATACTACACAGAATAATAGTATTACATCTGCGTTTAGTCAAGCTAATGCCGCATATACAAGAGCAAACAATTCTCTAAATGCAAATACTGGTGGAACTGTAACAGGTGATATTACTGCCACATCATTCATTACAACTGGCGCTTTTGGTAATATTACTGGCGCTAATACAGTCTATGCTAACAACTTTGTAGCTAATACAGGGTTCATTCAGTTCTCAGATGGTTCAAAACAATATACTGCTAATGCAGGTGGTGGAACAACTGATACATTTGCGAGAAATCAAGCGAACGCAGCCTTTGCCTTTGCGAACACTATTTCTGCTGGATCAGTTGATACGTTTGCAAGAAATCAGGCCAATGCAGCTTTCTCTGTGGCTAATACTGCACAGGCTACAGCAACAAGTGCGGACGGTACAGCAAGTTCTGCCGCAGCTGCAGCATCAGCCGCTCAATCAACTGCTACAACTGCCAATGATACTGCCACTTCGGCCTTCATTCAAGCAAATGCAGCCTTTGTTAAAGCAAACACAGGTACAGGTAATGCTTCTTTTGCTGATTATTTTCCAACAGGTGATTGGGGTAACTTTACAGATGCCGTATCATCTGCATTTGGTGAAGATTTGACAGTCTTGTATGATTGTCGTGTAGACCCTATTACACCTAGAGGTTACCTATTGACAAAAGATTTAGGCTACGTAGCATAAGTATAAATAAGAGATAATTCAAGGATTTTAAATGGCCACACAAATACAATGGAGAAGAGGTACTACTGCTCAAACAGCATCGTTTACGGGTGCTGTTGGTGAAGCAACAGTAGATACCTCCAAAAATACATTAGTCATACATGATGGTACTACGGCTGGTGGATTTCCGTTGGCCAGAGAAAGTGCCTTATCTGCAAACGCAACGCAAATTCAAGCTTCATTCAATCAAGCCAATACAGCTTTTATAGCGGCAACTTCTGCTGGTATATACGCAAACGGTGCCTTCGTTTCTTCTAATACAATTCAAACTTATGTTACTAGTGCAAATGCAAACATTAGTGTATTGTTTTCGTATGTAAATACTGCTAATGCAAATATTACGGCTGCATTTGTAAGAGCTAATAATTCATTAGATACAACAACAGGCGGTTCAATTACAGGTGATTTAACTGTTACTGGTAATTTGACAATTAGTGGCACAACAACATATGCTAACACACAACAACTTTTAGTTGGTGATAATTTAATTACACTCAATGCTGAATTGCCAACATCAGTAACGCCAATTGAAAGTGCTGGTATTGAAATCAATCGTGGTAATACGTTTGCTAATTCTTCTCTATTGTGGGTTGAAAGTGCGGGTAAATGGCAAGCAAATACTGGTTCAGCCACTGGTGCATATTTTCTTGCTGATGAAGCTGTAGCGAATGGTGCTTTTGCAGCTGCTAACTCAGCGGCAACAACTGATTTTACCAATGTATCTGTAGCTGCAGGAACTTATGGAAACACAACTCACTATGGTGTTGTTACTGTTGCGGCTAATGGCCGTGTAACTTCAGTATCAACATTCCCAGTTGTGGATTCAAGTGCAATAGCATTCTCAATTGCTTTAGGATAAAAAATGGCAAAACCAACCACAAGAGCTGAGTTTAAGACTTACTGCCTACGCAGATTAGGGTTTCCTGTCATTGAGATTAATGTTGATGATGACCAAGTTGATGACCGTATTGATGATGCACTAGCCTTCTTCAATGATTACCACTTTGATGGCACAGAAAAGATTTATATGAAGCACCGCATTACTGCGGAAGATATTAATCGCCGTTGGATTTATTGTCCAGATGCGGTTACTTTTGTGACCAATGTATTCCCATTTGATGATTCAAACTCATCAATCAATATGTTTGACTTGCGTTATCAGTTACGCTTGCATGATTTGTACGACTTCACATCCGTTTCATATGTCTCATATGAGATGACTATGCAACACATTGCAACATTGAACATGTTGTTTTCTGGTAAACCACAATTCAGGTTCAATCGTCACCAAAATAAACTGTTCTTGGACATTGATTGGTCAAGTGACCGTGAACCTGGCGAATATGTTATCGTTGAGTGTTACCGCAAATTACAACCAGATTCTATCACATTAACAGGCACAGTTACTTGTACTACCACATCTAATACTGTGACTGGTACTGGCACAACATTCGACCAAGAAATTTTAGAAAATGATGTAGTTGTTATTGGTGGTGAAGAAAAACAAGTTAGACATATTTTTTCACCGACTGAATTAAGTTTGTATAGTCCAATTTCTACAAATAAAACAAATGTTTCAGTAGTTAAGACTGGCCTTTCTGATGTATGGAATGACCGTTGGTTGAAACAATATGCAACTGCAAAAATCAAATATCAATGGGGTTCTAACCTAAGTTAAGAAGAAATGTACACAATGAGTAGATTGCCTAGTGAGATTTTAGTAGGTTAATAATGGCAACAAATGTTTATTTTAATCCATTCCCACTTAATCAGATAACTTCCGAGCAACTGCTCGTTGAAGATTTATTGATTGAAGCCTTAAAAATTAATGGCATGGATGTTTATTATCTCCCTAGGTCTAGTGGAGATGAGGTTGACTATATCTATGGTGAAGATTCAAATAAACAATATACTGCCGCATATCCAATTGAACTGTATTTGGAAAATGTAACTGGTATGGATGGTGAAGGAGATTTTATCTCCAAGTTTGGTTTAGAAATTCGTGATGAGATAACACTACTTGTCTCTCGCAGAAGATTTGCCGCAACTGTGCCACAGAAAAGGCCTAACGAAGGTGATTTGATTTATATACCATTGGTTCAAAACTTTTTTGAAATTAGTTTCGTAGAACACGAAAACGACCAAGCAATGTTCTATACATTAGGCCGTGGCCGTGGTGCCAATGTCTATGTGTATGCATTAAAATTAAAACAGTTTGTATTCTCTAACGAATTGGTATCTACTGGTATAACAGAAGTCGATAATCAAATTAGAGATGCTTATCCAAGAACACGTATTAGTTTAACAACCGGTTCTGGTACATTTGTCAATGATGAAATTGTTTATCAGGGTGTCGCTTTGGCCAATGCTTCTGCACAAGCTATAGTTTATAGCTTTACTCCAAATTCACATATTAATATAATTCGTACAAAAGGAACATTTGTATCTGGTAATGTTCGAGGCCAAACAAGTTCTGCAAACTGGATTATTAATACTATATCTGATACTGCATCTATGAATACTGCCTTTGAAGATATCGTTGATAATGCTAGAATTGAGGCAGAAGCCGATGGCATTATGGACTGGACAGAAACTAACCCATTTGGTACTGATTAAATATGCTAGGCCAACCACACTTTTACAATAGAACCATTCGCAAGATAGTGGTGGCCTTTGGTTCTATGTTTAATGATATTCAAGTTGTACGTTACAACAAAGATGTTAATATTCCTGGTCAAATTTTTAAAGTACCATTGTCATATGGTCCAAAAGAAAAATACTTAACTCGTATTACTAGTGATCCTGATTTAACAAAATCTATTGCAACTCTTGTGCCTAGAATTTCGTTTGAGATGACAGGCATGTCATATGACCCTAGTAGAAAAAAAATGTCTACTATTCAAAACTTTGGCTTAGATTCAAATAATAGTTTAGTAACACAATTTGCACCTGTACCGTATGACTTTGATTTTTCATTGTCAATCTATGTAAGAAATACTGAAGATGGTACTCAAATTATTGAACAAATTTTACCATTCTTTACACCTGATTTTACTGTAAGTGTGAATTTTATTCCATCGCTAAGTCAAAAATATGATTTGCCTATTAAATTAGAATCTGTATCTACAAGTATTGATTATGAAGGTGACATGTCAACTACCCGTTTGATTATGTGGGACCTGACATTCACACTCAAGGGTTATATTTGGCCACCAGTTAAGTCCAATACAGCTCAAGGTTTAATTGGTACATATAGTACATCAGCAGCTGCATATGGTTTTGCTAAATCGAACATTTTCATTGACACAAATGTGCGTGATTCACAAAAGGTTTATGTAAACTTTGCAACTGGTAACAATGTGTTTACCACAGGTGAAACCATCCGTGTTGAAGACAAAGACATTACTGGCAAAGTTGTTTATTTTCCACTCTCTCCTCTT